CTGTATAGTGTCGTATCATTGACAACCAAACTCTCATGTTCTAACAATTTATATTTTTGATTGTGTTGTAGCGTGTTATTCATAAAAGCATTCTCCATTGCTTGCTCTACCGATTAGTTTCAGGCGGCTGGAAAACAGGCGTTCAAAGCTGCTGGCTACCCGTCTGCACCAGGGCTCGGCTAACGTACGGCCTTCATGTGGCACAAGACAGATAGCCACGAGCCCACAATATTCCGACACCGTGACGAACACGTGTTCGTTCTGTGCAATCACGAGCATCTCATTGCCCTCCCATCGAGTCGTTTGACGAAACGACTTGAAGTGGGTATGTATCGTGTCAAAGTAATACTGTACATCATCATCCCAATCTTCGGAGTCGTTCCAATCTGACCCCAGATAAACCGTTGCTATCGCGTTTCGATGTGTCATCACTGATCTACCCATGTTAGCCCCAAGAAGGTTCTATTCGGTCCTTTGTTTTCATCCAAGCCTCAGTATACTGAGACTCACAGTCCCCATAAATCATCTGGGTAGGTGAAGTAGGGTCCTCTATTCCCTGTTCCCGTTCATACCCTTGTAAGTCACTAAAGGTGCGATCAAACCCCTGGTCCGTTATTATTGGTTCTCCTTTGACATAGTACCAATAGCAGCATCGGATCAAGTATCTTTTCAATGCTTCTACTAACTTCATAGCTACCCCCTCCCTATCACTTCTACGGCTCTTCCTTTTTCATTCAGGCGTACCTTGAGCACCTGGTCTTGGCCGAAGGCGGAAACGTCCATTCTGGCCTTATTCCGGGTCGCGAACACACGGGCGTGTGTTATACCCCAACTGAGTAAGCTGCCTGCATACCGCCCCGACGCTGTGTTTTTCAGAACCCAACCATGCCTGAGGTCAACGTCTGTCACCTTGAACCCGTTTTGGTTTCTGGCTGTGACATTGCCATAAGTGTCCCGTGTCGCTACTTTTTTGTCTATGTCAGTTCTCATTTTCGTTCTCCACAAGTTCGTCGATTACGTGATAGGCTTCCTTGACGGTGCCACATTTGTGAATCAATCGGAGGCTGCTTGGCTCCCAAATGAAGCAACAACCAATCTTCTCTTCTACTTCATAACCCTTGTACTCTGTCATATTCTTTCCTCCTACAATAGTTCCTCTGGATTAAGACCACACGCCTTAATAAAACGTTCAGGGTCGAACCGTTCGTTCTCAAGGGCGAACACCTCGGCAAGGTCTTTGACTATTAACTTCGTGGAGCATGTGCTCTTCTTAAACACTTTCGCTATCACCTCAAACTGTCGTTTTTGCATCGTCTCTTTTCCTCGCCGATATAATCCCATGCAGGGACGAGTCTATTATCCCCAGATTATCTCTGGTACAGTTGAACGTGTCACCATTTATGTGGTGGACGTGTTCACTGGGCAAAGGGTTCATAACAAGCCTATGCAAACGGATCGTCCTTACACTCTGACTGTCCCTTATCCCTGTACAAGCATACTCGTGTGTTGCAGACTTCTTGACGTACCAACTAAACTGGGACAAATATTCATAGTCTCTGTCTGATACAGCAGCATATCCACATTCTCTGTTTGTTAGGCTTATAAACTTCATAACCTGTCCCCCAGAATATACGGGTAAACCCCGTAAGATTCGCCCGTGCCTTCTGGTTTAGAAAGGATGTATTGCTTTGTGGCAAGCGTCGATAAACTCTTTGAACTCTTCGACGGGCAAGATGAATCCAGCACGGTCTATAATCGTTCCACGTTTGCCTATGCCGTCGATTACGGCTGTAAACTCGCCGATACTCGCTTCGATTCCAGTTATGTTCCATGTGCCGTTCCGCCCTACAACAAGGGCACGTTGTGCGTCTGTCTTTGTTCTAACTACCATAGTTCTAATCCCCCAGAAAATACGGACGAATCCCGTAGGGCCCGTCCGTGCGTTCTGACCTACCACAATAAGTGCATGTTCGTCTCCTTCCAATTAAACACTCTTGTATACTTATAGTATACACTATTTTTCTGTCTGTGTCAAGACTGAATATAGTTTTCTTGTAGTATTTTTGCCCTTGCCAGTTCTTGGCCAATATAGGAAGCGTGTTCAAGGCTGATATCTATGCGTTCCTGTTCCAGCCAATCCAGTACAGCCTTGCGGACAGCATCATCGGTTCCCTGAAACGATTGCAGTTCCGGCCCATTCATGGCCATAACGTCAAGCCTAACATCGGCCCCTATCCAGTTTATAATCATCCATTTGCCACTGGGGTCCTCAATCCATTCTCTGTCTTTCGCTGTGTTCAAATTCCAAGCCATATCAGTTATCCTCCAATATAATTTCTGTTAGTGCATCGAGCAATGCCCTTGCGTCGCTCAATGCCTCAAACTCCTGTTTGGTCTGTTGCATCCCGAACCCGTGTTCATCTTCTATTACAATCTTGACTGTGTACATTTTTTACCTTTCGATTATATGTCGTCTTTGATATTAGACCCGCGACCAACTGAAAATACAGATCAGCTATCTGTTCTTGTTTAGTTAACATAGGCTTGCTCCTGCTACGAACATCGAATACCACAACAGACCGGCGATACCCAGTATCAGGGCGATTCGCCATGTTTTCCCGAACAGAGTATGTTCTCTATCGGCATAACCACAATACCGGCAAACATACGCTCCGTCCAGATCACACGTGGTCAATCTTCCACAATAGGCACATCTTATCATAGTTAGTCTCCTTAAAGTAAAGCTATAAACGCCCAGAACATTAAAACCCATACTTGTCTTTCCACGATTTTAATCTCCTAACTCAATAACAGCTATTGGCCAAAACTCATAGTTCCCGTCTTCGGGACTATCCAAACCTTGAAACTCTAAGAACTGTTTTTGTGCTTCTTCTTTTAGATCATCGAACATTATCTCGAATGTTTCCATAGTTTTTGCTCCCTTATTAGTGTCAACTTACCGCCGGTGAATCTGTGTTCCTTGCCGTTGAACGTGACATACCACACAGATTCACGCTGCCAGACAGAAAAACCCAAGTCGAATTTATTACTGGCCTGGTTCATTCGAGTTTTAGTCGTACTTGTGAACCAACCGCCTGTATCAAGCCAGATATGCTCCACGTCGAAGGATACAACATCTGTTGTGTGATAGGTTACGCGAGTAAAGCCGTTTTCTGTTTTTACCTTTGTGGCCATTCTGCCAATTCTATCCTGCCTTGCCATAGTTTTTACTCCTTAGTATAGATTTCTAAACCCACAAGCTGGGACTCCGTAGAGTCCGAGCCTACAGGTTTAGTCGTCAAAGCCTAATCCGATACTGTTCAGATAATCTATATCCTCTTGACTAATTGGCTGTGTCTCGTGGTCTTCCATTTTTTAGCCCCATGCTGCATAGACGAATAATCCCGCTATCCCTAAAGATAGCCACATTGCCACCATGATATAATCCCACTGTCTCATATTCAGTCTCCTAATAAAGTTTAGAGGCATACTACATATACCCCCGCTATGCCTAAAAACAGCCATAGTATTGTAAATATCACTATTACCGTCTGGACAATATAATCCCACTGTTTCATATTCAGTCTCCTGATTTAGCCCTAATTATCTCTTGCCACAACAACCATTTCACTTGTTCCGTGTTCGCGTATCCGATTTTACCTGTGTCGTACCCATATACCGTGTTCAATGTGTGTATCATCTCTTGTCTCTCGCTACGCTTTCTTTCCGGCATAACGCATTTTTTACACGTTATTTTCGTGGTCGAGTCTGCTATATGTAGGCCGCCTTGCCAGTTAGCGGAATGGCACACACTACAACAGGTTGCTATTTCCATTCCACGATAGACAGCACACAGGGAGTGAACCACATCGCCACTACCTATACGCCCTCTGAGCATACCCCGAACGAATCCGTGGTGTTCTATCAGATAATTCGCGTAGTCGGTGAACTCTATGCCAGCGTCTTTCAACGCTTGTTCAGTCAAATTTTTCGGTACGTTCATATTACAAGTATACCACATTTCTGTTAGCGGTGCAAGGGAAAAATTGCGAAGTTTATAGTTATGCCTGGTATGGTTGAATTTGTCCTATACTGGTCTATGCGTGTCCTACGGTAGCGGTTTTTGTAGTTTGGCTTCTCGATGCATTATAATAGCCTTAACCTATATTGTCCTATGCAACCTAAGTAAAATCAATAAACTATATAGGGGAGAATAATCACAGTTATTGTGAAAGAGAGAAGTGAATATCGGTGAAAAGGATGAAAAAGAAAGTGTATATATAAAAGGTTTTCTAACATCTTGGGACAGGCCAAATGCTGTTTTCGGCGTTATTGGTAGCGTAAAGGCCGTTTTTGCGTTTTAAAGGGGTTTTTGCGGGGGACAAAGCTGATTGTCGCAATAGGCCGGCGATCTGTGATAGGTAGCAAACAGAATTTGTCTTAAAACCCATGTACGTATGTACGTATGTACGTATGCACGTGTACGAACACGACACCCGGTATGTGCACACGTGCTTGTGTGTGACGTGGTCGAGAAGGCCCCCCACGTGCCCTGTAGTGGACGAACTATTGCCATTCAAAGAATGTGGCCTACATCAGGCGTTAGGCCACTGAGCGGCCTACTGGCCCCCATTAGGCGTTAGGCCGCGATTTTACCGAACCCCCGGTACTACCTTTGAAATTCCAGGCAGGTGGGACCCGTAGGCCCTTTCTTAGAAAAAATATCACAACAATTTTCAGAGTATTCCCGACACGGAGGGTCTTGTTTACATAGTGCACGCCCTCTACCCACTGGCACAGTTCCAGTAAGAAAAACCACTTCTTTTTCCTTACAAAGGCATAGTAAAATAAAAATAAAAATAAAAAACATCCCGTCAAAACACTGGAATCTAACCGGTATAGTAGCAGGGTACTGGTTAATTTTTAGGAGACAGGACTATGAAAGAGGTCGAAGAGGCGTTAGAACACCTGAAATCGCGGTTGACAATAAGGGCATACGCGGAAGCGAAGGAATATCTACAGCGGCTCTGCGTGCCAGAGCACGAGATTACGCTGACCAAAGTGGGAGATAGCTACGAGGCAAACTTCCGCCCCTGCATTCGGGCAACATCTATCCCCATTTGTTTCAAGGGCGAGAAAATAGGGTACGTTATCTGGGGTGTACTATGAGCGTAGAATCGGACGAGGCGGGTAAGATATACGACAAACTGAAGAGCAAGGATATGCCTAGGGCTGCGTTCGTAAAACGGTATTGTGAACTCACGGACCCGACGAGACTGGCTCAGGAGGCCAAGGGGGTCGTAGAGAAACGGAATATTGACAGGGCACTTAGGAATTAACCGATGACAGAAGTAGAAAAACTAACAGAGGCAGCTAGAAGGCTGACTGGTGAAAGATCCATTGAGGCCCACCAGAGCTCGCACGCTCTAGACGTCGTCGTGCTGCCAATTACCACCACCAGCATCACATATTTTTCAGCAAGTGAACTCCAGGGCAACATCGACCACCTGGTTAAGCGTAGGTTGGAAAGGGCGTTAGATGACCAGATACGTATATTGGAAGATACGAAGAGGACATTAACCGATGGATAGGTGTGCGTGTACTGGGCAGCCGTGTGAGCATTGTAAAGAGAACTGCGTGAGCAGGTATAAAACCGAAACGAAGGCCAGCGGTCGTAGGAAACGTAGGAAGAAGCGGCGTATACCGACCTGGTCGAATCTTGGAGGATAGATAACGTGAATTACGTTGAACACAACATTAAGGCAACCGAGTGGTTTAAGATCACAGACATCACCACAGCACACGCATTGCTGGCCGTGACCGCACGGATGGTTGGTGCAACGGGGCTCGTCGCTGGCGAGTTCGCGGTATTGTACGTCGATGAGGGTCAGACGGCGTTTGATCTCCGCGTGGTTACCGATGGCAGCGAGAACGACGCGAATACGATCCAGATGTACGCGGCCCGTGGTGCTGATAGCTGGAGCCTGGTGGCCCAGTTTGCGTCGGTGCAGGGTAAGCAGAAGGCGAACGCGGCGGGGACGAAGTTCTTTGCCGATTCGATTACCGTGGTGGAAAAAGACGCCCTGTTCGGGAATACCGAGTATTGCACGGCGATTAACCAGATGTGCCACGTGGTCGTGAGTACGAAGGGGTATGATCGGTTCCTGTTTATCGTGTCCGTCCTGGCTGCGACGACCGTGACGATAGAGACAGCGAAGATGAACGTAGCACCGTGATAGGAGATAGAGTATGTTGGTGATAATTCAATAGCAGCATGAAAGTTGAGACCGTATAAGGGCAGATAGATAGAAAGGTAGGCAAGACAATGTTTGTAAAGATAGTTAGAGGCAAATTGAATCCGGGGGCTCAACATATATATGAGCCAATGAGTTTTGAATTTCACAGGTTATCAGAGAACGAGAAAAAGGAAAGCAGTGAAGGGGCCGAAGAAACCCTGACTTTAGTTTATGAGAATGGGCATGTTGCCAACCTTGTATTATTTGAAGGTGACGAAGTTTGGCTTACAAGTGATACAGGGCAGACAGCGGATAGGTGGACAATGTAACTATAATTGCCCTTATACGGTTGTAGTTTTGTGGTAGCCGGTATTGTAGCGTGCTTATTGGCATTGACATAGTCAAATAGGAGATAGAGGATGTTGAAGGGAATTGTGTTGGCGACTATTGTAATAATGGCTGCCGTAGTCGGTATTACAGCGTTGGTAGTACCACCCGCCTACCACTACGGCATAGCCGACCAGGTGGAGCGGGTATTGCCATCTGTGGTTCACATTAGTCACTCGTCCGGCTGGCAGGGCTCTGGCTGTATCATAAGCGAGGACGGGCTCATATTCACGGCCAAACATATCACCGATGGAGGTGGGGTATTTACGGTGACGCTGAATGACGGGACTGAGTATGAAACTGACCTATGCGTGGAGGACTCCAAATATGATGTTGCATTTCTTAAAATCAGTCTGCCTGATGGCGTTGTCCCCAGTTACAACCGCCTTGCTGATATTTCACGGAGCAGAGTTGGCGACGGGGTGTTTATTGTCGGTAGCCCCTTCGGTTTTGACAACTTTAATTCTGTCAGCTTTGGGATTTTATCTGCTGCTCAGAGGGGCTTAGACTACGGATATGGCTGGCAAGTGACATTCCAGATCGACGCGATGGCAAACCCAGGTAACTCGGGTGGTCCGGTGTTTAATATGGCCGGTGAGGTTATAGGCGTGTTCGTTGCTGGAGTGTCAGAGTGTGTAAACTACAGCGTGCCAGTGGCAGTATTTGCTGATGATATTGAGACTGTGCGTATGATGTTCAACGCTAGTAGGTTTAAGGTAAGAGAGTACGGCTCTGAAATCTAAATACGAACAAGTCTGGGATGATGAGTGGCAACCGTTGTTGAATAGGTTTCATTTACAGTGCTGCGATTGCGGGTTAGTGCATCGAGTAAGCATACGAATCAGAAAAGGGCGACGACAGATTCAGTTTACACGAGATAACAGGAGAACAGGTCAGGTTAGAAGATGGCGACGAAAGCAGTAAAAATAAACAACATGCTGTCAGCCCTTATGGAAAAAGTAGCTTCTGAAAGAACAGAAGCGACTTACGACGAGTGTACTGACGAGATAGGTTTGATAACCAAGGCTGAGGCATTGGTACGCCTGATGTGGAAACTGGCTCTTGGGTATGTAGAGCGTGACGCTGAAACGAATGAGTTTATAGCAAAGCACGCACCAGACGCAAGGGCTATTAACGCTATATGGGAACGCATGGAAGGCAAGGTAGCGGCAGCCAAGTTACCAGGATCAGGCAAGCGTAAAGCAACTATAGCTGATAAGGTGTCAGAACAGGCCAGAAATGCGGCGAACGAATTAACTAATGAATGATATACGCCCTGAGTTACCTACTCCGTTTCCTTCGATGCCCGAGATATGGGTGTGCCCGAAGACTGGTTTTAGGGTGCCGAAGTTACTAAACGCCAACCTTGACTACAGAGCGAAACTATTGGCTAGGGCCGAGAATGACCCTGGTATGCAGGATGATTTGATGTGGGCCTGTAGTGAGTCGTTCCTGTTTTGGATTAACGCGTTTACCTGGACCTACCATCAGTTCGATGTGGCTGTAGGGCAGAGGATACAATCCAGGTCTTCTCATGTTCCGTTTATAACGTGGGAGGTACAGCATAGTCTGTGTAACCTGTTGCTAAAATGTCTGGAAGACGCCGAAGATATACTGGTAAACAAGTCCCGTGACATGGGTGCGTCGTGGTTGATACTGGCGTTTATGCACTGGTTGTGGCAGTTTAGGCCAGATAGCCAGTTGCTTGAAATATCACGCACCGAAGACTATGTAGACAAAACGGGCAACATGAAGGCGTTGTTCCAGCGGCATGACTACATAAATCGCTGGCAGCCTGAGTGGATGACTCCACCAGATGTGCTACCTGGACAGAAGCAGCGTACCAAGATGCACATGCAAAACCAACTTAACGGGAGTTGCATAGATGGCGAGTCAACGACAGAACATGCTGCGTCCGGCGACAGACGCCTAGTTATAATGCTAGACGAGTTCGCTAAGGTAACTAAGAACGCAAGCATGATTCGATCCGCCACCAGAGACGCGGCCTTAATGCGTATAGTAAACTCTACAGTGGTGGGTCCTGGAACAGAGTATTCCAAGTGGAAACACTCTGGTAAGATCAAGGTGTTTCCGTTGATGTGGTGGGATCACCCGGACAAGGGGCTCGGAAGATATGTCAAGCAGGACGAAGTAACGAGAGCCTGGAAGATAAGGGCACCGTGGTATGACCACGAAGAGACCGTTAGGTCGCCAAGTGAAATGGCGAGAGAGATTGACGCTGATGATATTGAAGCTGGATCGACCTTCTTCAATGGTAGTGGCGTAGACAGCCATAAAGCACTATTCGTGCGTGACCCTGATAGCCGTTGGAACATCGACATGGCCGGTAGCGTTCCAAACGACGACATGTCACGTATCCTGAGACAGAAACAAGTAAGCAAGATAAACGTATCACGCCACCCAAAAGGAAAACTACGGTGGTGGGGCAAACTGATAAAGGGCCGACCAGACCAGACCAAGGGCTATTGCTTTGGAATTGACCTATCGAGGGGGCAGGGTGCCTCTAATTCTGTGGTGTCAATAAAGTGCGAACAGACGGGAGAAAAAGTAGGAGAGTGGCGTGATGCCATGACGCCCCAGTATGAAATGCCGAGAGTGATGTCGGCGTTAGCCCTGTGGGTAGGCGGGAAAAAGGGACTGCCCTACGTGACGTGGGAGATGAACGGACCTGGCTGGGACTTTGGAAAGATTCTAGTAAAAGACTTTCATTATCCATATTACTACAGAAACACCAAGGCTGGAATAGTCCGTGATAAAGCCTCCAGAAGTTATGGATGGCACAACCACAAGGGGTCAAAGAATGAGTTGTTGACCGCTTACGAAAGGGCATTGTCCCACGGTGGGTTTATAAACCACTCGAACTGGGCACTGGACGAGGCCAAGATATATGTGTATTTCCCAGACGGCAGTATTGGACCAGCCGTTATGATTGAAGAGAATAAGTCTGCAAGAGAGACACACGGGGACTGCGTTATAGCGGACGCCCTCGCCAACAAAGGATCAGGGAGAAAAGCTACAGAGAAGGGTGATGGACAGAGACAGCCCATGTCGTCCACGAACATGCGGTGTGCTGCCGGACGGTTACACGCACTAAAACAGAAACGTAGAGAACTAAAGAAAACTGTGAGGTTCGATCTCAGATGAGTACAATACCGCAGTTAATGGCACAGTCTGTAAGATTGAGCATGGTGCGTAGCAAACATTTTCGTCGTGCTCGTGCTATGTACATACGAGAGTACGTTGGAAAATACTACCGTGAAAAATATGGTCTCGTTGGGGACCAGCCTACAAACATGATCTTTAATACCATACGTGCTATGGTCCCGAATCTTATAATGAAGAACGGGAAAAACGACGTAGAGACAGAGATAGTGGAGTATGACACATACGCCTATCTGCTAGCCAAGGCTTTGGACCAGGTAGACAAACATATAAAATTCAAAGACACTCTTAGGATGGGCCTCGTAGATGCGTTCTTCTCAGCGGGCATATTCAAAACTGGTTTGGCCGACGCCTTTACCGTAGTGGATTTTGGTGGGCAGTTTATAGACCAGGGAGAGTTGTTTACTGACTGGGTTGATTTTGATGACTTTGTGTTCGACCCTGAGTGTAAGGAGATACGAAAGGCTCGTTGGCTTGGTGACGTAGTTCGTGTTCCACGCCAACAGCTACTTGACAATGATGAGTTTGATCACGACCTGGTAGCAAAGTTGCCATCGTCTAACGCATTACAGGCAAGGAAAAAGGTAGAGGCCCTGACCAAATCAGAACTGAGCATGTCAGAGATCAACGAGTTAAACGATTTCGTAGACGTAGTGGAATTATTCATAGCGGGCGAGAACATCAAGGTCACGATGCCCGACCCAAACCAGTTGATACTGCCAGAGTTTTTATCTGGTGCAGATTTTTATGGGCCAAAAGAGGGGCCGTACGATGTGATGTCCCTGACACAGCCTGTACCTGGAAACCCATATCCGATAGCACCTGTTGGAATATATTACGACTTACACATAATGTCCAACCGCATGATGACAAAGATTCTAAACCAGGCAGATAGGCAGAAGGACCTTGCCATAGTTGATCCCGCTGGGCAGGACGAAGCCGTTGACATGCAAGAAGCCGGTGACGGTGATACGGTCCTTGGAAACCCGGACTCTGTTAAAGTGGTGTCGTTCGGTGGGCAGAACCAGGTAAATGAGCGTATGATGGGGAACCTCCATCAGTGGTTCAACTATATGGCTGGAAACCCAGATCAGATAGCAGGCACATCATCTACCGCAGAGTCGGCTACCGAGTTTCAGGGTATGCAGGCCAACGCAAGTGTGTCCGTAGAGGATGCTCGCGGCATGATAAGGGACTGTGCTTCAGCTATAAAGCGAAAGCACGCCTGGTATCTGCACAACGATCCGTTCCTGGAGGTTCCAATAGCCTATAGGAAACCTGGAGGCAAGCGTGTACAGATGACGCTTACGCCAGAACAAAGGCGTGGTGATTTTTTAGATTTCAATTTTAGCATAAGATACAGGTCCATGCTTGCCTTGGACCCGGCGATAAAGTCGCGTAGGCTGATGGACTTCGCTGTGCGTGTCATACCATCTATGATAAACTCTGCTATGCTGGCGTCACAGATGGGGTTAGAGTTTAATCCACAGCAAGCCCTGAAGGACATGGCTGAGGCTATGGACATAGACGAAGAAGTTATAGACTGGTTTAACGATCCTTTGTTTGTGCAACGTATGAAGCTGATGTATACGCTCGGGTCAAAGTCTTCCGGCAAGGCTAAACCAGGTATGCAACAGAACGGTCAGCCCGCCAACGTACAGGCGTCTGCTCCTACCGACCAAATGGAATTTAATCAGAACGCTCAGGTCGGTGCTGCCGAATCCCAGGCTGAGTTGAAAGGCGGCTTATAATGGCACGCAAACGCAAACGAAAATTAGAGAAACCTACCCAAGATCAGGCTGATGAGATAAGACGCAGGCTACAAAAACAATACCCACAGATGTTCGAGAGTGTTGAAGTAGAGGGCAACAAGCCCAAGTTAGACCAGGCTAAGGGCCTTGATCGTAAAGCTCTGGAAAAAATGGTGGCCAAACGACTTAAAAAGGTATACAGGAGTAAGTAATGCCTACATATTCATTTATTTGTGATAACTGCGGTGCAGTAGATGAACTGACGATGCCCATGCGTGAGGCAGGTGAAGACATCATGTGTGCTATATGCAAGGCAGAAATGCGTCGTGACTTTCAGGCCGACCTCCCATTGAGGTCCCCCAGCGGTAAGGATTATCGCAGGCCAATTATATCTGATTCGCTGGCCGTTATGCCACACCAGATAGCAGAGCACAGGAAGGAGTTTCCAGACATACAGGTAACACCCACAGGACAGCCGGTGTTCGACAACTACACAGACCATGAAGCGTATTTGAAAAAGACAGGGTTTCGTAAGGCAAGGCAGAAGATAAAACGAAAACCAACAAGCAGCGGTAAATAACCCCTACCCTTGAAGGAATCTAAAATGAGAAAGATTGAAGATCAAGATAATACAGACGGGTCGAAAAAAGTAGACCTGGACGCACTAAACACTCCAGAACTATTATCTTCCGTACAAGACAGATTAGACAATGTTGGTGGCGATAACGCCGAGGGTGACGACGATCCCAAGACAGATGATTTGCACGAAGACGACGAACCTACCCCTGACGGCGATCAGGCAGGTGAAGGCGAGGAAGGCGATGATTCTACCTCTGAAGACGACAGCGATCCTGAAGGCGACGATGATAACAAGGATGAACTGAAACTGCCCGAAGCGTATCTTCGGTGTGCAGTACACCAAGGATGGGAAAAAGAGGACGCACTCGATTTCTTCAAGAGAGAACCCGAACATGCGTTGAAAACTTTCGGCAATATCTACTTTCAGCACGAACAAACTTAGTGAGCACTGGGCCGAGTTTGGAAGGACAGCCGTAGACGCCAGGAACAAGAAGCTCGAGAAGACTGTTCATAAGATGGCTAGTGCTCCGGGCAAGAATGTAAACGCGGAATACGAGCGTGTAAGGGCTACAGCCGATGACGCAAAGACTCGTGAAATTCATGGGTTCTTCCAGTCCAACAC